GAGTGGATGATTTGATTAAGTATTCAGAAGATAAGTTTCTAATCTGTCCACACTGGTGGTTGAATGATATCAAAGATTACTTCACCAAAGTGAGAGTCTCTGCTAAATCAATTCACCCATACCTTAATGCAGGAAATGCCTATCAAAGATACATTGCTTCAGGTGTCTTCTTGTTTAAGAGGGGAGTCCATGATAAAATCTTTAAGACATTCTCTGAAATGTTTGATGCTATCTTTGCTGATGGTCAATGTCCTGCTGGTATAACTGATGAACTCTTGTTGGGTTTATCACTATTCAAGGAAGGTGATTACAAGTTTGCTCATGGTTCAATGAACCATAGTTCTAATCATAATCAGATGCCTCTAAAATATACAAAGGGCAATTTCTATGGTAAGAACCCTGATGATGATAAGTTTCAGAAGGTATTCTTGTTCCATAATGATATCAAAGAATTTTACACCAGTGATATTACTAATGGTCTGACACCAAAAACAATCAGAGAGTTGGAGAAGGTTTGTTACATTAAATAGTGATATGACTGTATTTGCAAAAGCACCTTTACGCCTTGGTCTTGCTGGTGGAGGAACAGACATCAGCCCATATTGGAATAATCATGGTGGTGTGGTGTTAAGTGGCACCATTGATCAATACGCCTATTGTAAAGTAGAGGCATGGGAGGACTGGTGCTTTAAGAGTGTTGATCTTGATATAGAAGACACTCAAAAGTATTTGGATGACCAATATGTATCTGGTCCCTTGCAACTTCTAATCAATTCCTATCAATACCTTTTAAAGAATCACCCAAGGAAGACTCCTGTAAAGATCACCACCTATGTTGAGGCACCCCCTGGCAGTGGTCTGGGCAGTTCTAGTGCCCTCGTAGTGGCATTGGTGACTGCTATTAGTGAATACTATGGTATTCCTTATGATGAGTATCAAACAGCAGCTGCTGCATTGAGGATTGAAAGAGATATATGTGACCTTCCTGGTGGTAAGCAAGACCAATATTCAGCAGCATTTGGTGGATTTAATTATATTGAGTTCTTGCAGGATGGTAGAACTATTGTGAACCCATTGAGATTGAACTACAAGACGCAGAATATGTTAGAGATGAATACTGTTCTGTATTATGTTGGTTCACCTAGAAGTGATGTGAGAATTATTGAAGGGACATCACAAAATTTGAAAAAAGATTCTAAGACTGTTGACATCACCCATAAGATCAAGGATGCTTGTATAGAATTTAAGAGAAGTCTTCTTGTGGGTGATGTAAAGAAACTCTCTGACCTGATGAATGATTACTGGAACCTCAAACTACAAACAAATAGCAAAGTGGGTTCTCCTGCCTTGATAGATACTTATGAGTATGCTATGCTCAATGGTGCAACTGCTGCTAAAATCTCTGGTGCTGGTGGTGGAGGACATATGGTCCTCTTTACTGAATTTGAGAAGAGACACAAATTGATTACAGCACTTAAAAAAAGAGAGACAGGTAGGATTGTCCCATTCAAGTTCGTAAAGCATGGAGTTGATGTATGGCGGCAGTAGAGTTCCATCCCAAGGGATGGGGATATGAAAAATGGATTGTCAATAAGAAAGAGTACTGCGGCAAACTTTTGTTTTTCAGAGAGGGATTGAAGTGTTCCTTTCACTACCATAAGATCAAGGATGAAGTGTTTTATGTTCAGAGTGGTATGATCTATATCACTCATGGACCAACAGATGATATTACCAAAGCAAAGACAGAGATTCTTAGACAGGGTGATAGTTTTCATGTTCCTGTTGGACTACGACATCAGATGAAGGCAATTAGAGATACAGAATTATTTGAATTTTCAACAGAGCACTTTGAGGATGATAGTTACAGAGTTATCAAAGGGGATTAAACTTTATATTCTTGTTGGTGGTAGAGGAACCAGACTCAAAACTGTCACAGGTGATACACCAAAACCTCTTGTGTCAATCTATGGTAAGAGTTTCTTACAGAGAGTGATAGACAATCTGTCAGGGTTTGATATCACCTTGGTGTGTTCAGTCTTGAACTATGAATGGTTTGAAGACTTTGATTGTGATGTCTTCAATGAGGGTTATCCCTCTGGAACTGGTGGGTGGATGAGGAAAATTGACCTACCAGAATCTTTTTACGTCATGAATGGTGATACTTTCTTTGGTGGTGATATTAATGTAGATGCTGATTCAACCACAGTCTTTGTAAGTAAAGAAAAGATAATGGGTGATGAAGGTTATATTGAAGGGAAGAAAGGAAAAGTCACAGAGTTCATAGAGAAAAACCCAGAGGCAGCAGGACAGAAGAAGCTAGTCAATATGGGCATCTATAAGATCTATAAGAAAGATTTAGTTTTGCCCAATAGTTTCCCTATCAGCATAGAGTATGATATACTTCCTAGTGTAGACCTATCCTATAAGGTCGTTAAATCTGAAAAGTTTGATATAGGGACCCCAGAAAGATTGGAGACTTTCAAATCATGGTTCAATACCTAATCACTGGTGCTGCTGGTATGATGGGCACACATCTTTATGATGCCTTGAAGCAGGACAACAGAGATGTACTAGCAACATATCATAAACCTACTATTGATAGTAGAGATAAGTATCTGGATAGTCTGGAAGATCAGATTCACCTTGACCTCACTTCTTTTTCAAGTGTACTTAAAAACATTGAGTTATTCAAACCCAAGGTAATCTTTCATCTAGCAGCACAGAGTAGACCTGATGTTTCATTCAAGTTTGTAAAGCACACACTCACCACAAATATCATTGGCACACAAAATCTGTTAGAAGCTTGTAGGGTACTGAAGCATAGACCATTGGTCATCAATGCATCTTCATCTGCTGTATATGGTGACATTGATTGGTCTACACCACCAGATGAAGAGTCACCTACCAAACCACTGTCTCCTTATGGAACAAGTAAACTTGCACAGGAGCATCTAGTCAGGAACTACTATGAGATGGGTTGTATTGACTATGTGAATGCAAGGATATTCAACTGCACTGGTCCTAGGAAAACTGGTGACCTAGTGTCTGATGTTTGTAGGAGAGTCGTTTTTAGTGATGATTCTATTCCTGTTGGAAATATGAGTGCAATCAGATCTATTGTAGATGTGAGAGACCTTGTAAGAGGATTGATTCTGTGTGAGAAAATCAAAAACACCACTATCAATATTGGTGGCACAGAGACACATGGTGTTGCAAAGATTATCAGTTTGATTGTAGGCAATAGATCAATTCATCAGGACAGAGAACTATTCAGACCCACTGATGAGGCAGTTATCTGGGGCAACATAAATAAGGCGAAAGAACTTCTGGGATGGGAACCTACTATTTCCCTAGAAGAGACCATTAATGATACTCTTGATTATTGGAGAAGTTTGAAATGAAGATCTGTTTAGTTGGACCAGGCATTATGCCTATCCCACCTGATGGTTGGGGCGCTCTGGAAAGACAGATATGGGATAGAGCCTGTGTCCTGGGAGAGATGGGACATGAGGGTGACATCATTAATGTCCCTGATATGAATGAGATTGCCAGAGAGTGTCTGGAAGGTGACTATGATGTGATTCATATTCACTATGATATGTTCTACCCTGTTGTTGACTATCTTCATGGAAAGGTTAAGTGTCCTATCCTATTCAGCAGTCACTACCCTTACATAGATCAACCAGAGTGGCATAGGAAGGATGGATATTGGAGAGTGTCTGACTGGATGATTCAGAACAGAGACAAGTATTATAACTTTGCAGTATCACCCAAGGATGTTGTCTGGTATCAGAAGCATCAATGGGATGAGGATAGACTCTTCTGGTTGATGGAAGGCACCAATGATCCTGAATTTACATTTGACAAGGAATGCACTTACACTGACAAGTCAATCTATCTTGGTAAGATTTCTGAGAGGAAGAAGCAATACATCTATCAGGATCTGATTGGTGTGGATTTTGTTGGCAAGTATGAAGCAGGAACACCATTCCATAAGGAGAGATCCAGTTATAAGGGAGAGTGGGGTAGAGAAAAACTCTGTGGTAATTTGACCAAGTATGCTAATATGGTGCTGCTCTCTGATGGTGAGAATGGTACATCTCTTGCTATCAAAGAGGCACTGGTGGTAGGACTGGGTGTGGTCATTTCACGCCATAGTGCTGCTGAACTTGATGTGTGTAGAGACTTCATTACTGTTATCCCTGATGACAGATTGAATGATATGGATTATATCAATCAGATGATTAAGGAGAACAGAGAATACTCTTGTGCTAATAGGGAGGAGATCAGACAGTATGGAATGGATACATTCTCATTGACCACTCTGATTGATAGGTATGTGAAAAATGTAGAAAGCATTATCAAATGAAGATCAGTATTATTGGACCCAACACACCTATTCCTCCCAAGGGATGGGGTGCTGTTGAATCCCTGATATGGGATATGAAACTGACATTGAGTCAACTAGGACATAGTGTTCAGATTGTGAATGTAGGTGACCCCAGACAGGTCATTCAAATGATCAATGAGTTTCGTCCTGACTTTGTTCATATCAACTATGATGACTGGGTTCCTATCTACCCATACATTCAATATCCTAGTGCAGTGACTACACACTTTGCTTATATTGAACGCCCTGAAATGATGGGTGGATATAAGCAGAGAGTGTTTGATGAGTTTGCCAGAATCAAACCTAATGTGTTTGGTCTCTCTGATGGTATCAATGATATCTACCACAATCTTGCTGGTATCCCTAGGGAGAGATTGTTCTTGAATCCTAATGGTGTGAACCTAGGGAAGTTCAAGGTATCTTCTAATCCAACTAATGCAGATAGATCCATCTATCTTGCCAAGGTTGATTCTAGAAAGAGACAACACCTGTTCCAGAGTATTGATTCACTCTGGTATGCAGGAAACATTGCAGATAATAGATTTGATAAAGCAAAGAATTATCTGGGTGAGTGGGACAAGGAGAAGCTACATAGGATGCTTACCAGTTATGGTAACCTTGTTCTGCTATCTGATGGTGAAGCACACCCTCTGGTCTGTCCAGAGGCATTTGCTGCTGGTCTAGGGGTTGTTATCAGTCAATGGGCTGCTGCCAACCTAGACACCACCAAGGAATTCATCACAGTCATTCCAGAAGATAGGATCAATGATCTGGAATATGTGGAACAAAAGATTATTGAGAACAGAGAATACTCTGTGAACAATAGACAAGAGGTTCTGGACTATGCAAAACAGTTTGAATGGTCTAGAATACTGAGTGAATACTTCCTGCCAAATGTTGAAAAAGTAATTCATGGAAAGAGATAAGAACAAAGCAACTTATAAGTTGAAGGGCATTGGTCCTATCTACTGTATCAATCTTGATGATCAACCTGAAAGATGGCAATACATGGAGGACCAATTTAAGTATTGGGAAATTAAAAACTACAAGCGTGTCTCTGCTTATGATGGTAGAGAGGATGACCTTGGGGATATTCTTAAAGGCAGGTATCCTGACCTTATGTCTTCTGGTGAGATTGGTTGTACCACATCACACCTGAAAGCAATTAAGGATTTCTACTACAATACTGATGAACCTTATGCTATCATGATGGAGGATGATTGCAATCTGGATCTAGTCAGGTTCTGGAACTTTACATGGAAAGACTTCTATTGTAGAATTCCTTATGACTGGGATGTAGTACAAATTGCTATCATCTGTACAGGTGATTTACATGTTAGGATTCATAAACGTTTTGTGAATGAGTTCTCAACTGCGTGCTATCTTATCACCAGGCACCATGCAAAGAAGATGATTGATCTTCATTGCAGGGGGGATAAGTACAAACTGGATAATGGAGTTAAACCACGTCCTGTGGCAGATGACCTACTCTATAATTCAGGAAATGCTTATTCCCTGCCTCTCCTTCTCTATCGCATTGAGTTGGGTTCTAGTATCCATCCAGAACATATTGATGTATTCCATAAAGGGAATGTTGAGTCTCAACTGAACTACTGGCAGCAACAAGGTTGCCAGATGTCTATTGAGCAACTGATGGATTTTGACCCTTACCTTGGTAGGGTCACACAACCAACTCAAAGAGAGGAGGAGAAACTTCCCACCTATGAGGAAGGTACTTGACAGGGGTAAACACTCCTGCTAGTATAAATACTTAACCTTTTGTCTTACAGCAATTTAAGTAACAAAAGGATACAAACAAGGGATTGTCGATCCCTTTTCCATCTGTGGGTAACCATTCCACAAGTAAAAACGAGGTAATTCCAATGATCAAATCTGTATTCGCAGCTACTGCTGTTCTGTTCACTTCTGCAGGTGCTGCCCTTGCAGGTCCCTACGTAAACGTAGAAGCCAACTCTGGATGGGCTGGTTCTGACTACTCTGGCACTGTCACTGATGCTCACGTAGGTTATGAAGGCGCTCTTGGTGATAATGCTGCTTGGTACATCCAGGGTGGTCCTGCTCTGGTTGCCATTGATGGCGAAGAGACTGAGACTGAATTCAGTGGCAAAACTGGTGCTTCAGTTGCTCTGACTGATTCACTGTCCGCTTATGGTGAAGTCTCCTTCATCACTGGTGATGATGACAATAGCTATGGCACCAAAGCTGGTCTGAAGTTTGCCTTCTGATCTGCCCTGTGTATAATGAGAGGGTCCAAGAGGACCCTCTTTTTTTATGGAGAAAATTAATGGACTATGATTCTATTGACCTTTGTATAAGGTCTATCACACCCTCTGAGACCAACCCAGAGAGGGTTGTAATGGATATGCCATCTAGGTATGATCCAGAACCCCAGAAACCTGTAGAAGTGTCACTCACAGTTGTTGATTTTATTCAAGAGAAATATAATGTTGTCATGTGTCCTCCTGGTTGGCCAAACCCTCCTACTGAATGAAAAAATATTTGCTCTGTCTAGCATCCAATCCTATCGTTCATATCAATGTATTGCTCTTAGGATGTCTGATTATCATTGGTCAGATTCATAATCACTATCATCATGATATGACTAAGGATGCAGATGCCTTTGTTTATAAGTGGTGTAGATCAAACCCAAACAAGTGTGCCAGTTATTAAAGTGTCCACTCTTAATTTGACAAATATTAAAAAATTATATATAATGTAACAATACTTCACACATTGGAGAAAAACATGACTGTTACAACAGAAGAAGGTGGACGTACAAACATGTGGGCCACTGAACCAAGAATGTACATGACCAAGGAAACCCTTGATCGTTATGGCATTGAGACTCACAATGAGTTCGCTGAAAAGTTGAATGGTCGTGCTGCAATGTTGGGTATTGTTGCTGGGTTTATTTCATATGCCTTTACAGGTAATCTCTTCTTTGGTATCATCTAGTATAACTAGAAGATATACTTAGTGGGAAATATGAGCAACCCCAATGCTCTCTATGAAGACATGGAGAGACTTAATGCCCTATACCAAGAACTCTGCTGGGGGCACGATGATGAACTTATTTTCACTCACGAAAATGGCAGAGTTGTTATCTACAACAAAACACAAGAGGAAGGACAATGAACGAAAAGGCAGAACGCATTAATGGTTGGGCAGCTATGCTGGGCGTAGTCGCAGCAATGGGTGCATATGCAACCACAGGTCAAATCATTCCTGGCATTTTCTGATGGATAACGCAAGTAACGCTGATATCTTTTTCAGAGCAAATGGTCGTGCAGCAATGATGGGATTCATCATTATCTGTGCAGTTTATGCAGTCACAGGACAAATTATTCCTGGAGTGATCTGATGGGATTCATAGGAGCAGCAATACTCATATTGATTCCTATCTTTGCAGTAGTAAAGGGGACTGATAAATGACATATGATTGGACACTATTTCAAACACTAGTGTTCATCATCACCCCTTACTTTCTTATGCTTGCATTGGCAAGAAGAGATGAGGATGATGGTGGTCCACCAGATGGTGGAATGATGACACCAGTGTATCAAGGTCAAGGGGCATAATTGCCCCTTTTTTTATAAATATTATTACCTCGAACTCTACAAAATGCTGGGTAAATCCAAGGCAAAAGTAGAAGAGAAGGACCATGATGAAGATAAGAGTGAAGTACTTGGTAATCTGGTCAAAGTTGTTGTACTAATTTGGTCTGCATCTCTCCTTACTTTCAGTTATGTAAGACTCCCCAATGGTCAGAAGATTTTAGATTTTGATCCTACCTTTATTGCATCAGTCTTCAGCGGATCACTAGCTGCCTTTGGATTGAGCCCTGCTAAAAATGGAGGGACTGGTTCTGCACCCACAAAGAAGAAGAAAGATGAAGAACCACCAGTGGTATCAGCAGTGGAGATTAAGAAGTAATGTATAGAGAACCTCATCTACAACAAAAGGCAGATGAGTGTTCTATTTTATGGCACAATTGGCACACTCTCTGGCGAAAAAAGCATTAGGTGCGCCTGAGGCGAGGGATAAGTGGGATAAATGTGTTGATGAAATGACAGTTATGATACGTGTTGAAGTGGAAACAAATCCACGCTATAATTCTATGCGTAAGTTATAGATAGAGTAGTTGCATAAACTAATGAAAATATTCCTAGACACAGCTGACTCCAAGGAAATTGGTAAAGCATATGAGACTGGTCTCATTGATGGAGTCACAACTAACCCTACTCTGATTCTCAAGTCAGGTAGGACTATTGAGCAAGTAGCATCAGAACTTATCTCCTGGTGTCCCAGACTCATCAGTATCTCAACAGAGGTGGTAGCAGATACAGCAGAGGGGATGGTGGAGCAGGCAAAACACTATTTGCCCATTGGAGATCCAATCACAGTTAAAGTTCCTTGCACAGTAGAAGGTCTTAAAGCATGTAAGATTCTTTCAGATGAAGGAGTCAAGGTGAATGTAACTCTTATCTTCTCTGTATCACAAGCAATCCTTGCTGCAAAAGCAGGAGCAACTTATGTCTCTCCTTTTGTTGGTAGGATGAATGATAATTCTTTGAGTGGTGTAGCACTGGTTGGATCTATTGCAGACACATATAGAACTCATGGTGTAAGGACACAGGTGCTTGCTGCTTCTCTTCGTGATGTTCACCATGTTGGACGTTGTTTTGCAGCAGGAGCACAAGTTTGCACCATTCCACCCAAAGTATTCTGGGGGATGTATAAGCACATTCTTACAGATAAGGGATTAGATTTATTTCAAGCTGACTGGGATGCTACCAATGTTATCTGATGCACTGATGTGGGTATCAATCCCCTTTGTACTTTCAACACTTTGGTTTGCATTCTACAAGGGTGAGAATGTTTATTATGAGTCAGATGCTTATGATGGTAATGGGACAGCACACCCTGTCCTATTTGAAGAGACCACCTGTAAAAGGAGGGAAATAGCAGATGGATCAGGAAGAAATCAAACATAGATATGGATTTGCAATGTGTGCATTCTCCAGAATGTACGGACCAAGAGTGGTAAATGGTTCAACAGGCATCCATAAGTTCTGTCATCAATGGGCAGAGTCAGAGATGCCTACACCAACAGGAACATTAGTCTCTATTAATTTTTACTTTAAGGACTTGTGGGATGCCTGGGGAAAAGAATAAATTACCCACACAGAATAGGTGGTGTAGAAGTGCTATCTGTGGGTCAGAACCATTTATACCAGACTCTGAATTTACAGGAGAGGACTGTAAGTTAACTTGTAGTGTAAAAAAGGAGGAGCATAAATGAATACAGCAGTTCTTCTAGCATGTTTATCACCTATCCTTATAATCTTTATTGTAATGAAGATGGTGGTCTTTTTTTCTGGAATTCACTCTGAGGAAAAATATGTTGAATCAGAATCAAGAAAACCCCACGGACCCTATCTGGCAGATGCATATGCAGATGTTGATGAGGAGGACGAAGAGTATTGAAATAGACAAGATTATAGATGATGCCTTACATCAATACTATGTTGTGGAACAGGGAAAACCAGTGCCAAATTGGAGATACATAAAAGATCAAGATTGGTGGCTTGAATATCTTGACTCCTTGGGTATCCCTAGACGCAATCCATGAACCTTTTTCTTAGACCATTAGATAATGTAACTGACCCTGTATGGTCTGTTATCATCTCAATACTAATATTTCTTTTAGTTGTATCCTACTACATATATACAATTATGGATATGGCATTTGAGGAACTAAAAGATGTCCAACCAAATCAATCAGAAAGATGCGAACCAGGATCAGGAGATAGCACTCCTGAAACACAGAATTGAAGATGTTGAGGAACTATCCTCAGAACTTCGTCTGAGAGTTCGTAAACTGGAACGTTGGGTTTGGGGTGCTGGCGCTGTCATATCTGCAGCAATCACAATTATTGGTTTAGCAATGGCAGCAGATGCCAAGGAGGGTAACTATGGGGGCTATGACACCGCCAAGCAGGAAGAGCTGCTACAATTTCAGGGTAGTGGAAATCAACAGGGTAGTTGATGGTGATACCATTGATGTAACCATTGATCTTGGATTTGACCTCTTCAAAAAAGAAAGAGTCAGAGTTGCAGGTGTTGATACCCCAGAAAAACGTACAAGAAATCTGGAGGAAAAGGAACTTGGAATTGATGCAACCTACTGGCTTAAAAGCAAACTGGAAGGCGCAATTGCTGGTGATGATGACCTTATTATTAGGACTGAGCTCGTTGGTGGTGTCGGAAAGTATGGGCGTCTTCTTGGCTGGTTATATATTGGCGATGGGGATGTATCGCTTAACGAAGAAATGATCACAGAAGGATATGCTTGGTCCTATGATGGTGGAACAAAGCAAAAGAACTTTGAAGAACTACGAGAGATTCGTAGAGCACATGGAACATTGGTGGACTAATTATGGCAGCAGTTTATAGTTTCTATCTCACAGCAGCAGTCATCTTATTGATGTTTGCTTACGCTGGATATGATGAAACAATGAAGTTCTTTACATACATAAATTTGCAAATCAGATACTTCCCTTTGAGAGTGAAGATTGAGTTTATGAAGTTTAAACTTAAGAAAGAGCTAGATAGAGATGTGAAACGTATAATGAAGGACAGACAGCGATGATTAGTCCTATGAGTTTTGTTCTGAACACAAGGAAATCCTATGATAAAGCACTTGAACAAGTTATTACTGAGGTTCAAGTGCAATTTGGTGATGAACCCCCTGCATGGATTCCATATTCAACACTACTTTCTATTGAGAAACTAAAATGCAAAAAGTAATTAATGGTGTAGCACTCTTTTCTGGGTGTGTATCCCTTGGTTTGGTTGTTGGTGGAGCAATTCTTTATATCAATAAAGATAACATTGTAGAGGGTGTTAAAGCACAGATTGCAGCAAACATAGCATCATCTATTCAAAGTGCTCTTCCAGGTATGGTGGATGCAGCTGTGCCAGGTATTCCTGAAACAACTGGACCTGCTATCCCTTCATTCAGATGAACAAATCTAAATCTCCCCTTAAGTGGTTTACTATTGCAGTTGGAGGAACTGTGGCTGTTGCCCACATTGGCATCCTAGGTCACATTCTCAATCATCAACCTGAAATAGCTCAGACACCAACATTTAACATTCCTGATGGTCCATACTCATCTTACAGAATTACTGCTGGTAAAGATGGATATGAGATTGAGTATAGAGCAAATGATCCTAAGGTTCTAGAATCTGAAAGGTCACTTGAACTGGACCATGAAAGAAGAGGATTGTTTGGGGGAGGTAGAGAACAAAGAACTGAACATAGAAGAGATCAGTTCACAATGGATGGCACTAGGAATTTGGGAGGTGGCTCATTAGAGGGCGAGGGAAAGTTGGGTGCCAAAAGCGCAGAGTGTATAGCGGCGGACGCTGGAGCACGATCACAAGGTGCAATGGCAGGGACTAGTATTGCTACTGGTGTTCTTGTTCCTGCTGTTTCTAGCATCCCCTATGTTGGATGGTTGGCTAGTGGATGGGCTCTTCTGCTAGGACAGCAAGCAGGTAGTTATATTGGTGGTGAGGTTGGTACTGTTTTTAATGATTGCTGATGGAAGATATTAATATTGAATTTATTAATTTAAGAAACATAACTGTTGGGAACTTAAACATTCCCAACATACCTGAATCTTTACAACAAACATCAGTAGCAATACCACCAGTGGCACCAGTCACATTAGAACTGGGTGTGCCTATTGTTAATGTGCCTGGATGTGTAGAGGCACATGAGAGTGAAAACAAATCAAATACAGTGGGGAAAGATGACGAAAACGGAGTGGTTACGTATTGTGATGCTGGCGTCCCTAGTTTTAATCCTATACGCTATGAACCTGAAAACTTAACTTATCCTACTCCTGCACCTGTGCCACCAACAGATATAAAACCAGAACCAAAAGCACCAGAGGCACCAGCAACTCCTCAAACTCCTACACCACCATCATCAGCTAACATAGAGTGTCCTACTCCTGCACAGGAAGCAAAAGAACCAGTAGGAACATTAGTGAATGGATTTAGAGAAAGAGTTGTAGAATATAAACTACTTGGTAAAGAGTGTGTTCAGATAACTGAATCTGTTTCTCTGCCCACACAGATAGTAAAAGGACTACCTAGTGGTGGTCAGGTAGTCCAGGTGGGTAGTATTGCAGTTGTAGCAACAACATCTGCATTGCTTGCTAAACCATTGGCAGATATCCTTTTGAAAGCAGTCAAACCAACTGTTAAGAAGGTAGTAAAGAAGATTGCTGCTATCAGAAAGAAACCTATTCCTGTGAAATCGACAGGGGAGCGCCGAGCAGAGCAGCGTCAGATGAATGCTGCAGTGAAGGCATTGAGGTCTGTGTTCCCAAGGAAGAAGAAGAGGAAGGGATAGAGTGAGTGTGTGGTGCTAATGTGGTTACATTTTGAACTACCACATCTGCACAGATGGAAAAGTATGGTGATTTAGGGTGAAAACTAATTCCACTCTTGATTAACTCACCACAGTTCTTCAGTCTTGCAATTTCAAAATCCAATCTCTTATTAGCAGTTGCCTGTTGCATAAGTGCAATATTTGCTGCTGCTGCTTCCTTGCACTGTTCTTGTAGTTTTTTATCTAATGGTCTAGACCATGTGGCAGAGAATCCAACAGAGAGACTGTAATTATCTTTCTGTCCTGTTCTTGTAGGAATCTCATAGATGATAGCACCAGGATTGTCAGGTGCTCCATCCCCAATAGGATTCCCATTCTCATCAAACTGACCAAGGAAGTCTCTCTGATCATATACAGGTTCATTGTAATATGGTTCCCAAGGTTTTTGTTGAGAAGCACTACCTGTCACATAAGGAGTGAAGTTTAGAGTTGGTCCTTGACATTGAATTCCAGCACCATAGGTGTTGGTGATATATGGTCCTTGGAGGACTTGGATGGCTTGGTTTGTAACACTTCCAGATGAGTTAGCAATAGGAGAGGCAGTGGCGCTAACACCACCAACAGTCTCTGCCAAAGTTTGAGTTGGGGATAATAGTCCAAAGATTATTGAGAGAAGATAGAAACTGTGTCTGTGACGCTTGTTACCTCTGTTTCTCTTTGAATAATTGTCTGTTGACTCAATCCTGGTCCTTGATAAGTCTCTGTGAACTGAAAGGCATGACCTGGTGTTGTTTGTGTAAACGTTGGTCTGCTGTTTATTCCTGTCCATGATGAGGTCACTCCATCTATAGTTACATTGTTAGCCCCAGTACCTGGGTTCAGGTTACCTGATGCTGTAATACCACTTCCTGTAGCAGAGTATTGATACCCTGTGTTGTAATCCATACTATTAATAGTTTCAGTCACTTTGGAGGTTGTCTCCGTGTGGCTGGTCATTGATCCCTGTGTGAAGTTAGGAACAACAGGGACTGCCTTCATAGGCAGTCCACTTGCACCCAAGATAAACATAAGACCAATAGCCTTTGTTAATCTATTCATCACATCCTCCTACTATTTAATAGTAATTTCTGTGACAAATTGACCAGTTGCACTAGTGCCAGCTCCGCCAGCAGTCAACGCCATAGTACCAGCAGAATTGATAGTACCAGCCAGATTGCCAGCGACACCGCCAGCAGTGGTTGTGACATTTCCAAACGCGGGCAAGGAGGCAGCCACACCACTAGTGATGGCTGTATTTCCTGGGATTGCGTCTCCCTGATTATAGGATTCGGACAGGGTAAATGCACTCCCTGCTGTTGTAACTGCATAAGTACCTTCGCTTAAAGTAGCAGCAGCAGTTGCACTGGCAGGAGCAGTAAGACCACCCATATCAGACGCAGTAATATTGCTACCACTGACAGAATAAGAACTACCAATTCTAGTTGCTTGTGAAGCAGCAGAGTCAACTTGAAGTTGAACACTAGTTGTTATTCTATGTGTAAGATCGGCATGTGCGGGTGCCGCCATCAGAAACATACTAAAAAGCAATGCTGCCTTTCTCATAAATGTTTTCCAGATACACTCCTGTATTTAGAATATGTATTTTTGAAACACTTATCTTTGTATCCTAGCAAACATCTTAAATTTATATAAAGTGCGTTAAATAGTATATTACCCTCATACCTGTACTTTAAAAATGGAAGACAAAGAATTCTCTGATTTTAAAATGGAGAGAATTGAATGTCCAAAATGTGGAGCAACTTGGTTAAATGGACAACACTATTGGAGCACAGGTCGTATGGGTGATACTAAAACACTGTCCAATCTGGTCTGTGGTGTAGTTCCAGGACCAGGGTGTATTAATAAGGACCATAAGAAAGGTCACATCTATGGAGAGAAAGATACTTGGGAATCTAGAATGAAATTTATTGACAGATGGGAGAAAGAACAGTAATGCCAAGAGGACCTATTACAAGATATGAGATACAGTCAAAACTCTTTAAGTTAAAGGATGAACTTAAAGTAGAAAATGCACCATCAGAGTATAAGTATCTTGCTGACCAATACCTAAACAAGGTATTAGATTATGTAGAGCAGTTTAGATACTAGAGACGAAGTAATCCTTATCATCCTGGACAAACCTAGTCTATTGGGATTCTGACCAGTTGTCAAGGTGTCACATTGTTGTTGACAGATCCCTGGATATGCCTTAATATAAATACATCAACAAGTGAGGGTTCCCCCACATTTGTTTTACACGCCTTACCAGGACTAAACAGCGTGTCTAAACAACAGTCCTTCATACCCACTCTGGAGGGTAGAGTGGGAATACTATACTCAGTACCACCCCGTACTACTACATAACCCTTTTTCAAAACAATGGCTACAACACTTTCAAGACAACAATCTACATCCACCTGGGAACAATTTTGCCAGTGGGTGACCTCAACCAATAACCGTCTGTATGTTGGTTGGTTTGGTGTGCTGATGATTCCAACTCTGTTGGCAGCCACCGTATGCTTCATTACTGCTTTCGTTGCTGCTCCCCCTGTGGACATTGACGGAATCAGAGAACCTGTTGCTGGTTCACTTCTGTATGGTAACAACATCATCTCTGGTGCTGTTGTCCCTTCTTCCAACGCAATTGGTCTTCACTTCTACCCCATTTGGGAGGCAGCATCTCTGGATGAATGGCTCTACAATGGTGGTCCTTACCAACTGGTAGTTTTCCACTTCCTCATTGGCATCTTCTGCTACCTGGGTCGTGAGTGGGAACTGTCTTACAGACTGGGTATGCGCCCTTGGATCTGTGTTGCTTATTCTGCACCTGTTGCAGCAGCATCCGCAGTCTTCCTGGTATATCCCTTTGGTCAAGGTTCTTTCTCAGATGGCATGCCCCTTGGCATCTCTGGCACATTCAACTTCATGCTTGTCTTCCAAGCTGAGCACAACATCCTGATGCACCCCTTCCACATGCTGGGAGTTGCTGGTGTCTTTGGTGGTTCACTGTTCTCTGCAATGCATGGTTCTCTGGTTACATCTTCACTGGTTCGTGAAACCACTGAAACTGAGTCACAGAACTATGGTTACAAGTTTGGACAAGAAGAAGAGACCTACAACATTGTTGCTGCTCATGGATACTTTGGTCGTCTGATCTTCCAATATGCATCCTTTAACAACAGCAGAAGTCTTCACTTCTTCCTGGCAGCATGGCCTGTTGTTGGCATCTGGTTCACTGCACTGGGCGTAAGCACCATGGCATTTAACCTGAATGGCTTCAACTTCAACCAGTCAGTTCTTTCCCAACAGGGTCAAGTTCTGAATACCTGGGCAGATGTTCTTAACAGAGCAAACCTGGGTATGGAAGTTATGCATGAAAGAAATGCACACAACTTCCCACTGGATCTGGCTGCTGTTGAGACCACTCCTGTTGCCTGCCTGCAAGCACCAGCAGTTGGTTGATACAATCTAAAAACTGAATACAACACAGAGGGACCTACAACAGGTCCCTTTTTTATTGGGTAGAAATACCACTTGACATTCACTGTGAAGTTGTGTAAACTAAATACATAACAGAATTCTAGAGGTTTAATTTCTTGGCTTCGTCTACACTTTCACAACCTATTGCGCAGAGGGGGTGGTTTGATGTCCTGGATGACTGGCTTAAACGAGATCGTTTTGTCTTTGTGGGTTGGTCTGGACTATTACTTTTTCCCACTGCTTATCTGGCCATTGGCGGCTGGCTTACTGGCACGACTTTTGTCACGAGTTGGTACACCCACGGTCTTGCTAGTTCCTATCTTGAGGGTGCTAATTTTCTCACGGCGGCTGTGTCAACGCCTGGTGATGCTATGGGTCATTCTCTTCTTTTACTTTGGGGTCCTGAAGCTCAGGGCAGTTTCATCAGGTGGTGCCAACTTGGAGGGCTTTGGACCTTTGTTGCTCTCCACGGTGCCTTTGCTCTGATTGGTTTCATGCTTCGTCAGTTTGAACTGGCAAGACTTGTTGGCATCAGACCTTACAATGCAATTGCATTCTCTGGTCCTATTGCTGTTTTTGTCAGCGTTTTTCTTCTATATCCTCTGGGACAGTCATCCTGGTTCTTTGCACCATCCTTTGGTGTTGCAGCAATTTTCAGGTTCCTTCTGTTCCTTCAGGGTTTCCACAACTGGACACTCAACCCCTTCCATATGATGGGTGTTGCAGGTATCCTGGGTGGAGCACTTCTATCTGCTATTCACGGAGTAACCGTTGAAAACACACTCTACCAAGATGGTGAGCAGGCAAGCACTTTCAAAGCTTTTGAACCTACGCAGGAAGAGGAGACTTATTCAATGGTCACTGCGAACAGATTTTGGTCGCAGATCTTCGGCGTTGCTTTTAGTAATAAGCGTTGGCTTCATTTCTTTATGCTCTTTGTTCCAGTTATGGGACTCTGGGTTTCCAGCATTGGGATTATCGGTCTTGCTCTCAACCTTCGTGCTTATGACTTTGTTAGTCAGGAGATTAGAGCAGCTGAGGACCCAGAGTTTGAAACTTTTTACACAAAGAACATTCTTCTGAATGAAGGAATCAGAGCTTGGATGGCACCTGCTGACCAACCACATGAAAACTTTGTATTCCCAGAGGAAGTTCTTCCAAGAGGTAATGCACTATGATTGAATCAATTGCCACATTTACATTGGCATTTGGTGTAGGGTTCTTACTGGTCAAACTGGTAAGAACCACTTACAAGATGTCTAGAATTTTATATGAAAATTTCAGACACATGGGGTAAACACACATGTTAGCAATCATTTATTTTACAATTTTTGCTGCTGTGCTTGGGGGTTCCTTTGCCTTGATGTGGGCTAATATCAAATCAATCACTGAAATGAATAAGCCCATTAAAACTGTTAAGCATCCAGAGGCACCCCAAGCAGGTGAAGAGTTGATGTATGTTGACTTCTCAAGAGAAAAACTGGAGAGGTTGTATGAAAAGGAATAGAGAATGTTATGACTGTTCATTCAGACCACCATCATGAACCTAATGGTGAGAGGGTTACACTTAAGCAATTGTTGATTGGTTGTTCAGTAGTATTTGCTTTCACTATCCTTTGTTTCTATATCATGTTATTAGGAATGCTATGACAGGTAACTAGGTTGACCAATCACTATATAATAAGTTACAATGGGAGGGAAACCTCCCTTTTTAATGGAGTACTATGGCTACTTACACTGTCACTCTCAAAACCACAGATGGTGATCATACCTTTGCAGTAGATGAAGACACTTATATCCTTGATGCTGCAGATGAACAAGGTATTGATCTCCCTTACTCTTGTAGAGCAGGTGCCTGTTCATCTTGTGCAGGTAGAATTCTGGAAGGGACTGTAAATCAAGAAGACCAATCATTCTTGGATGATGATCAGATTGAAGCAGGGTTTGCGCTACTATGTGTGTCATACCCTACTAGCAATTGTATAATTCAAACAGAAGCAGAAGAGGAGCTGTATTGACTCCTCACACATAAATTGTTATACTATGGGGGTTATGCCCCCTTTTTTATGCTTGGAAATCTTGAACCAGAAGAAAGAGAACTTACCCTCACTGAACAGATTGCTCAGGTAATCAATCAACTGGGATGGGAAGTAAGTGATGAGATTGATGTAGAGATTGGTGGAACACAGGTCTCTGGTATTGATGTTGGTGAGGTCTATAATAAGAAGTGGCAATCACCTAAGGGCACACGTAAATTCAACAAAGACGCCTTCATCATTATCAAGAATCAATCACGCAGAGACCTTACTAAGTCACAACCATTTGCTGAGGGTGAATTCAAACCCCAACACCCTCTACAAATAAATAAAAAAAAGAAATAAGAAGATGAAGACCTACTCTGAATTTATTCAAGAGGCATCCCTAAATCGCATTCGTCAAAAGGATAAGAAAGGTGGGATGGCTATTATGTCTGCTCAAAGAGGAGACAAGTCTAACAAGGAGAACAAGGCACGTTCCAAGCAGTTAGACAAGGATATCAGGGGAGCAGGTCTTCCAGGTGCTACAAAGGTCTCTGGGAGGTACACAGAGAACCCTGGCACAAAGGATGAGAAGAAAGTGGGTGAGAGATCCCATGTAGTATCCTCAGGTAAGATGGGTAAGAAGAAGTTCAAGAAGGCAATCACTAAATTGGGTAAGAAATATAACCAGGATTCTGTTCTGATTAAGAAGAAACCCAAGGGCAGTGCTCAACTTGTTGGAACAAATAAGTCTTGGCCAGGTGAGGGTAAGCGTGTTAAGGTTGGTAAGATGAACCCTGGTAAGACTGGTGAGTTTGATACCAAAGTAAAAGGAAAGACATTCACATATGAGTAGGAGATTCAAACCTGTGGGTAGAAAACCAAAGTTTCCATTTAATCATGTAGTCCTAGAAGATAGGAAAGAGGTATGGATCAAGGGTGGTTACCCTAGTTGCATGGGTGTTCCAGCAGCTATGAAACAATTCTATCCTGAGTACACCTCACATTTAGCAAAAGAAGAGTTTATTGAAGAACTCAAAATCAATCCAGAGGCAAGAAACAAACTAGATGTCTGACCCCTATTTCAGTTTTAGCCCTCTGCTACAACAAGCAGGGGGCATTATCATTTCAATATTTTTAATTTCAATCCCATTTTTAATAGTACTATGACCTTCACAGTTTACTCCAAGGAAGCTTGTCCTTTTTGTACCAAAGTTCAGTCAGCATTGCAGCTTGCAGAATTGAGATATGTGGTGTATAAACTAGGTAGGGACTTCACCAAAGAGGAATTCTACAAAGAGTTTGGTAAGGGTGCCACATTCCCTAGGGTTGTGGTTAATGACACTCTCCTTGGTGGTTGTTCAGAAACTGTTAAATATCTCAAAGAAAATAATCTTGTATGATGGATGACAAAGATAACTACGAATTCTACGATGTAGTAGAACACTCAATTGATTATGCTTTTCAGGGAAAGTTCATGCTTAACATGTATGACTATCTGAAAAGTAGTAAAGCAACCAAGAGAGATGTACAGGAGTTTATTGACAGCACAACATCACAAGAAATAAATCTTCTTATCCTTGACCTTGATACTTATCTGGAAGGAGGTTCTGACAATGAGCACCAACAGTTGAGAGAGGGGTATGGTCATCTGGGCAAACCAGAGGCAAGGAAGATAAGAAATTATTTGTATGGAATACTACAGGATGCTTGGAAGTATGAGCAAGAAAAAAGACCAGGGAGAAAAAGAAAACCCTCTAAATAATCAAAATAACTCAACATCTCTTAAACTAAATCGTGGTGTTGAGTTATTACTCAGAAATAAGAGGAGGAAAGAACTAGACGCTTCACAAAGTAAAGTTCTAAAGGGGAGGAGTAAAATGATCGCAGTCACCCTTACACTGTCTACTGTAATCTCTATCATGTTCCTTTTGTTAGGAGGTGTGATAGGATATCTGCTTAAAGAATATGTGAATGAAAGAAACTCAACTTTTATTCCAACACATCCTGAGATGTTTGATGAGCATGGACAAATTATTCCAGATGATATTCTGGCAGTGAGATTTGAAAATGGTCCTGAAACATTTCTTGAGGATGAAGAATAAATAACCAAACCTGAATTTATAACTATGGCTACATCAAAGAAACTCCCACCTAACCCTTTCATGCATGAAATTTTGGAGTTGGTGAGTAAGGCGAGAACTATTGAAAAGAAGGCTCAAATCCTCAAAGAGTATGAGACAGATGCTATCAAAGCATTGTTGATCTGGAACTTTGACCCCACAGTGATTAGTGTGGTTCCTGATGGTGAGGTTCCTTTCAATAGGAATGAAGCACCTCTTGGCACTGACCATACAACCCTTAGGAAAGAATGGAAGAACCTTTATCATTTTGTCAAAGGTGGTAATGATGGTCTCTCTAACATTCGTAGAGAGACTATGTTCATTCAAATGCTTGAAGGTCTTCATCCTGATGAGGCAGAGATTGTCTGCTTGGTAAAAGATAAGAAGATTGAAACAAAGTACAAACTCTCCTTGAAGGTGGTAGAAAAAGCATATCCTGACATCCAATGGGGAGGTCGCTCCTGATGGGAAAGGATGTAAACCAGATTCATGAAGATTGTGATCCTTCCCTTGCAGAAGATAAATCATTACCAACTAATGCTTTCTTGGTAGAATATCTCCAAGATGGTATGACAAAGTTTGATATTGTCACATCATTGAAACAAGTGGATATCTTTGATTACTACTGGGATAACTATCGCAATGACTTGAAAAATATTACACAGGCAAAGGGTAATGTTAAACCCAACTTGTGGAACGCACCTAAGAAGAAGAAAGATGAGTGAAGGTTTTATTGAAAATGTAGAGTTTGAAGTTCCAAGAGAACAGGTTAAGAAACTTCTCAAATCCTACAAGAAGATCAAGAAGTATCAGAAGTCCAATCTGTTTGCTATTAAGACCATGGATGGCACAGAAGAGATTGTGTCAAAGATGATTGAAGAAGCACAAGAAGAGGGTTTCTGAAATAAATACACTAGCAGGAGTGTTCCACACATGCTTTCTACTCAATATAGGTTGCGGTTAGAAGCAATCTGCGAAAAGATAGTTAATGGTGAAGAGGTTACATTGTCTGATATGATCTGGGCAAACAAACTTGCAAAGGCAAACAGATCAGCTGCTGAAATTTTAAGGAAGGCAAGAAGGATTGCATCCAATCCTGACATTCAGGAGGGCAGTCTTGATGATTTTATGATACAGATGGGTCTTGGGGATCCTGATCCATCTAATCATAAAACAGGATTCCAAAGCACAGATGAGATAGCAGAGTGGTTTCACGAGGAAAGAACAGAAGATTGGAGACAACGTGACTAAGTTTGATAAGGTTACACCAGAGACCTACAAAAAAATGAATGAAGAGTTTATTGAAGAAGGAACTAAGGTGATACTGTCTATTCCTACACAGGAAGAGATTGATAAGTGGAAGAATTGGAAGGTTCCTGATATGCATGAGAGAACAGTTAAACCAACAGATATGGTACAAGAGATGTGGGATGCTATTGGAGGAAGACCAAGTGAGCAATAAAGTAATTAATGAAAGCATTGCAAAGAGTCTCCTCTCTCAGGCAGGAGAACTCCTAGGTGGTGAGATCAAGTATATGGTATGCACTGACAGGACCACAGAGCACAGGAAGGTGGTCATTGAGTGGGACCATCAGGAAAAAGGGGATTGACACATATATAGTATATGGTCTATACTAGACACATCGTTCATCAAACCACTATGGTTTGACGCAAGTAAGTCGCGGAACGGAGCCGTTCATCCCATGATTGATGTTTTACTTTCAATGAATCTTGATTGTGCTGCGGTCAAGGACATCATTGCCAGGACCAAAGCTAATGATAATCTCATTGGAATTGTGAAAACTGAAATAATTGAAGTTCTTAAAGAGCACTCAACTGAGTATCTTGAACTTGAATGTGAATGGGACGCAAACGACTAAAGGAACGGGCCTAAAAATCCAACTACTTTAGGAGTAACTACCATGAACACCCTTAATCTGATCAAAAAGCAGATCGTTAAAGCAGCAGCTCTTCATGATGCACAGATTTCTCACACTGCATATCGTGGTGTAGAGTATGACACACGTTGTGTTGAGTCAAAGGATCCCCATGGAACCTTCTGCTATCGTGGAAAGACTTACACCAAATGATAGTTGCCAAGACTATCAAAGAGTGATAGAGTAGGGGGTAGTAATACCCCCTTTTTTATGGAGAAGGAAAAGTTAAAGGTAATAGTTAGAAACCTTAAACTCTTGGTTGATGCTCTGGAGTCTGAAGTCTATTCAGATGTGGAGGCATACAAGACAGAGTATCAAGCACCAATTACAGATTATGAGGAGATTTTTGATGACGATGATGGATACCCAGACTGATGATGATTGGAGATATTCTGAGCAGAGAATGAAACTCAGAGGATCTTGCTTGTCAATCTTGCTTAATAAATACGGAAGTGCCAGGATAGAAGATCAAGTCTATTCAACAAAAGACATCTATGAATGTGTAGATACCTGGATCTCACAGGGGAACAAAAGGACTGATGGGATTACAGCATACTTCAAGGCATACTTTGGAGGGAGAGGTAATGTATGAGGAGTTAGATTCTTTTGAAGAGGCACTCAAACATTTTGGAACAAGAGTTGAATTTGCTATTGCTATGGAGATGGGAAGAAAGATCACATCAGAAGAAGCATATCAACTCATTAAATCAGAACTTAAACAACTCAAAAAGGTTAGGAAACTAGAGAAGCAATGAAAGTAACATTACTATCAGTCACACCAGATGCAGAAAAGCATGTTGCTTACTGTGCTCGTGTGAGTAACCCAGCTAATCAGGGTAATGATTCCTTTGAGGGACTTCTTAAATATTGCATCAAACATAAGCATTGGAGTATCTTTGAGCAGGCATTTATGACTCTGGAAATTGAAACCACCAGGGCAATTGCAGCTCAGATCCTGCGTCATAGATCATTCACATTCCAGGAGTTCTCTCAGAGATATGCTGACTCAACCCTTCTGAGTGATAAGATTCCTATGCCTGAACTGCGTAGGCAGGACACTAAGAATCGTCAGAATTCTATTGATGATCTTGATCCTTTCATCACTCAGAAACTAGAGATGCAAATGCGCACTCTATTTGATTCAGCAACAGCACTCTATCAACAGATGCTTGAATCTGGTGTAGCAAAGGAGTGTGCTCGTAATGTTCTGCCCTTGTGTGTTCCTACCAGAATGTACATGAGTGGATCTCTGCGTTCTTGGATGCATTACATTGACCTGAGATCTGCTAATGGCACACAGAAGGAGCACATGGATATTGCTAATGAATGCAAGAGGGTCTTCACAGAACAGTTCCCAACTATTGGAACTGCTCTGGAATGGTCTTAATAAATATACATACAATTGAGGTGACTTATGGCAACATATCCTGTTAAACATAGGGATACTGGTGAGACCAAAGATGTGGTGATGAGTATTCATGATTGGGATCAGTGGAGGGAAGATAATCCTGAATGGGAGAGATACTACACACCAGACAATTCTCCTCAACTTGGAGTAGAGATTGGTGAAACTTTTGGTAAACTCTACCAGAAACATCCTGGATGGAAGGATGTCATTAGTAAAGCAAAACAGCAACCAGGTTCTAACCTGAAACACTACGACTAATAAAGTATGCCAAGAAAGAGCAAATCAGGAATTGGAAGCACTAACCCAGTGCCCTTTGGTATGAGCAATAGAGTCATGAAGAGAAAGAAACCAATCAATCTTGACTTTATCAAGAAGATTGAACCACTTACAGAGAATCAAGAAAGGTTCTTTGAAGAGTATAAAGAAGATCAAAACCTAGTAGCATATGGATGTGCTGGTACAGGAAAGACCTTTATCACCCTCTACAATGCCCTCCTTGATGTCTTAGATCCAAAGACACCCTATGAGAAGATCTACATTGTCAGGTCCCTTGTAGCAACCAGAGAGATTGGTTTCCTTCCAGGTGATCATGAGGACAAGTCTGCTCTCTTCCAGATTCCATACAAGAACATGGTGAAATACATGTTTGAGATGCCTGATGATAATGCTTTTGAAATGCTTTATGCCAATCTGAAAGCACAAGGGACTATCAGTTTTTGGAGCACATCATTCATCAGAGGCACTACATTTGATAATGCTATCATTATTGTTGATGAGTTCCAGAATCTAAACTTCCATGAACTTGATTCTATGATTACCAGAGTTGGTGAACAATCTAAGTTAATGTTCTGTGGTGATGCCACTCAATCTGACTTAATTAAGACTGCTGAAAGGAATGGTATTGTGGACTTTATTCGCATCTTGAAGAATATGCCATCATTCAGTATGGTAGAATTTGAAGCAGAGGACATTTGTAGAAGTGGTCTTGTTAAAGAATACATTATTGCAAAACATGAATTAGGTTTATGACTTTTAACCATATTGAAATTGATTATCCAATCCTCTCAAGAGAGATGATTGATGGAGTCAGATACTATGACACACCTAATGGTAAGAAGTTAGTTTCTATCACCTCAATCATCAGTCACTACAATCGTGAGGTCTTCAGACAATGGAGAGCAAGGGTTGGTAATGAAGAGGCAAACAAAGTTACCAAGCAGGCAACCAGCAGGGGCACAGATATGCACACCTGCTCTGAACACTACCTTAAGAATCTTGATATCCCAGAGGTTCAACCTCTATCAGAGTTTCTTTTTAAGCAGGCAAAACCTGAGCTAGATAGGATAGACAATATTCATGCACAGGAGCAGGCACTTTTTAGTTATGAACTAGGTGTTGCTGGTAGTGTTGACTGTATTGCTGAGTACACTGGTGAGACAGGTGAACCTGAACTTGCCATCATTGACTTTAAGACTGCAAAGAAACCCAAACCAAAAGAATGGATTGATAGTCACTTTGTACAATGTGCAGCTTACGCTTGCATGTTATATGAGATGACTGGTATAATGGTAAAGAAGTTTGTAATTATCATGTCATGTGAGAATGGCGAGGTGAAAGTTTATGAAGAGTACGACAAGAGAAAGTACATCAACCTTCTCTCAAAATATATTAGAGAGTTTGTTGAATTCAAATTACAGGAATATGCCCCAACCTGAAGAGAGTATTGACCAGATTCTAGAGAACAAATTCTACTGCTCTCGTAAGTTTGCGGAAGAGATTGAGTCTATTGCACATGACAATAATGGCATGAGTTACATTGATGCCATTGTATTTTTCTGTGAGAAGAATAATGTGGATGTTGAGTCCATTCCTAAGTTGATTTCCAAACCACTGAAGGAAAAATTGAAGTGTGAAGCCATGGAATTGAACTTGCTCAAGAGGACGTCCCATGCTAAACTACCAATATGAATTCACTGGTGATGTATGGGGGTGCCTAAGGTGTCACCTTTTGATGCTTATAAGTCCTATCTAGGACTGAAGAACCACTTTACAAGAGAGTCATATGACTACCATAAATATTGTGGTAAGTCACGTGCATCTTTACAGAGTTTCTATAAGCGCAAGGATAGATTCTTCTTTGAGAAATTGAGTAGGCAAAAAGATGATAGTGAAGTCATTGAATTTTTTGTATCCAATTTTGTTAGTTGCGATGATCCTCAGTCTCTTTGGATTGGGGAGATTGTTAGACACGGAGAACAGAACTACACAGATTGGAAAAGAAGGTTACAATCACTTGCGTATACTTTTAAGACAGAGATAGAGAATGTATTTGAAGGTGAGAACTTTGATGATATGTTCAAGGTGGTAGGATCAAAGCATCCTCCTATTATCAAAGAGCACCTTGGCAAGAACATATCTCTTGAAACAATGGTGATTCTTAATAAGATCATTGATTTCAAGACAAGATTTGATTCTAAATTAGATGATCCTGTGTGGAAGTTTTTATCTATGAGGATGGATAAATATAACGCATTCCTTTCAGTGGATGTGTTTCGCTATAAGAAAATTTTGAAGCAAGTAGTTTGTGGAGAGTAATGAGTTTCTTTCAATCAGAGTTTGTTCAGGGTGAGTTACAGGAGATTTCTGAACTACAAGACAAGATCTATGAGAAGGTATTTTCCTTCCCCAATATGAGCAACAAAGATAAGTTGGAACATGTAGAAATGTTAGAGGACTTGCTGAAGAAGCAACAAATCCTCTACACTAGGATGAGTCTGTCAGACGATCCTGAAGCAAAGAAGATGAAAGATCAAATCATCAGCTCTGCTAGACAACTTGGATTCCCACCTGATGTGGATCTTGGTTATGTGTTTTCTAATATGGCAAACATTGTAGAAAACATGAAAAAGTCTATTAATGAGTCTGCTTGACAACCCAATAAAAAAATCATATTATTCATGGTTTAAGAGGCTACCCAAACCTCAACCAAGCAAAGGGACAAAAGCCAAATACAACAAATACGGAGTTTATCAAATGTCTTTTTCAGACCTTAAGAAGCAAAGTTCTTTGGGCGCTTTGACCAGCAAACTGGTTAAAGAAGCTGACAAGATGAATAATAAAGCAGGTGGTGCTGATGACCGCTTGTGGAAGCCAGAGATGGATAAGTCTGGCAATGGATATGCAGTGATTAGATTCCTGCCTGCACCTGATGGAGAAGATCTCCCTTGGGTCAAACTGTTCTCCCATGCATTCCAGGGACCTGGTGGATGGTATATTGAGAACTCTCTTACTACAATTGGTGGTAAGGATCCTATTGGTGAACTCAATAGGGAACTGTGGAACAGTGGCAATGATGCTGATAAAGACACTGTTCGTAAGCAGAAGCGTAAGCTCTCTTTCTATGCAAACATCTATGTTGTGAAGGATCCTGCTAATCCTCAAAATGAGGGTGGTGTATTCCTCTACAAGTTTGGAAAGAAAATCTTTGACAAGATCATGGATGCAATGCAACCTGAGTTTGAAGATGAAACTCCAATCAATCCTTTTGACTTCTGGCAAGGTGCTAACTTCAAACTGAAGTTGAAGAAGGTTGCTGGTTATTGGAACTATGACTCCTCTGAGTTTGATAGTCCTGGTCCTCTGTTGAATGATGATGATGCTATGGAAGCAATCTGGAAGAAGCAGTATTCACTTGCTGCCTTCACTGCTCCTGATCAGTTCAAGTCCTATGATGAACTGAAAAAGCGTCTTGACTATGTGCTTGGAACCAAGCCTACCCGTCGTTCACCAGCATCAGAGGAAACAGAGTATGATAACTACGCAGCACAAGAGTCCAAGTCAGTTAGTGAAGAGGAGGTCATGCGAAAGCTTGAAGACTCCTATCAGGCTTCAAAAGCAAATGCTGACTTCAACGCTCCTGATATCACACCTGGTAAAACAGATGATGATGACGATGCCATGAGTTATTTTGCAAAACTTGCAGACTCCTGATTCCAAAATCAACTTTTGATTTCATTTTCCTGGGAAAAAATTTTCCAGGATTTTTTTTGTCTTATTACTTTTTCGTAGGCATAAATTTTTGTTGCCTTTTACACTAAAAAAGCACCCTTCTAGCCTACATAGATTAGAATTGTATGGGGAGGGAGATATGCTCTGAAAACCAAATATCATTATGAAAAGTTACTTGTGGGGGCTATCATGCACAATTTAATGTCACACAATCAACTAGCAGGATGGAAGCAAAGCATTGATAGGTTGTCTCATACTCTAGATAGGTCACTAGAGGATTCATATCTAATTAATGATTATTATGACTGTCTTATTGAGTGTGATGATGATCAAGCAACATGCAAGAAAATTTGCAGGAGGATTCTAGAATAATTTAAGTGGGGGGCCAATGACCCCCCTATTTTATTGATACAGTCTAATATTTGCTGCTCTCATTACTTCATCACTGATGTAGTCTGTACTTCCCTCTTTGTAGAGAAGACCTTGTTCCATATCATCTAGTATCTGTGCAATATATAGAGGTTTAGCAATAAAGATATTTCTTTTCTCGTTTTGAATAGCATCTTCATATTCATAGTTGGTAACCATAACAGTTACATTGGTGTTGATCACCATCTGATTGTTGCCACTATCAAAGTATGTGATTGAGTAGTCACTAGCAACTTCAAGACCTTTTTTCAAAATAACATTACCTAGACTGTCTTTAATTTCAATAGTCTCATAGTGATGAGGATTATTAAAGGCAGTCTCTGAACCATACTTGCTCACCATGTAATTGTAGAATGATTGCTGAGACAATGGCCATTCATCTTCCAGGTTGATGATGTTGTTGGCAGTAAGCACCAACCAATCAAGATATGGTTCATCATAGAACTTAAAAGCAACATTGTCTGGTCTTTCATCACCAACAATGCTGTACTTAGTAAAGAAGTTAATATTCTGGAACAGATTATCACTGATCTTTGCTCTTCTGAATAGGTTCTTTACCTCAATGAAGTCACCAATATTCTTTGAGTCAGGTAGACGACTAACATATTCAAATTTAGGAACGTATCTGAAATAAGGTAATGCCATTTTTAGAATCCCATTGTTGAACCATTGATATCATCATAATCATCTTGGTAGATGGGTTCAAGTTCACTGAAACTCATACTCATATCATATGCTGTGAGTGAACCATCACCATAGGTCATATATGATCCATCAGGAGTGTAGTTCACATTGAAACTAGTCATAGCACAGAGCTTAAACTTATTTAAGAATGGATGTGGTTCACCACCATTTGCAATATACTCTAATTGAAATACATTTGGAGTCTTCAAGAACAGATTAGAATCTGATCTTTGGACAGCCATATTTGCTTTGAAAGTTTTGATAATCTTTCTAACTTCCTCTGCTTCCTTATCATACCTTGGTGTCATTCTAAACTGGAAGTTGAATGTCCTTAGAGTAGGACCATTAAATAGCAACTCCATATTAGGATTGATGACTTGACCTGTGGTTCTACCTGTAATGTTTGAACCAACTGCTTGACCTGCAAAGTATGCAGCAACAAAATCAATTGTATTTGGATCTGATGCAAAATCCTGTGCTGCCCCTGCAATATCACTACCTACGCTTTGAATTGCTTTTAAAAGGTCACCTCTACCTATATCTTGAATGGCACCCATAGATATATTAGCAAGTGCTGCTCTGAAAGGATCCAATGAATCACCACCCCAACCAACTGATTGTGTTTCAGAAAGGTTAGGTTGCATAGGCAAAGTTATACTAGTGAGAGCGATTTTCTTGTTTTGACCATCTTTGATTCTTGATGTTGGGCTAGCAGGAGGTGTCTTTCCACCACTAGAAATATAATCTAAACTACTAGGAACATACTTCATAGCAGTTATCTTAATGAAGTCAAAGGGGAACCCAGCAGGTGGTGTGTCCTTAGGGTATCTAAGATTTGCAGAACCTAAATTCTTTGGTTCTGATTTGCTTTTTTCAGGACCCTTGATAGGTTGAACACTAAAAGTATTGTCACTCTCCTCAGCAGTATCACTTATTGCAGTAGCAGTTGTGGTGATCTTGAGTATGTCTCCAGTATCATCAATAGTCCCATTCTGAAGAGTGGCTGGTGCTGTCTTTACAGGAGCATCTGTTATTTCTCCTTTACTATTGACTATTTTATTATTGATTGGATCAATGACACCAGGAACTTTGCTAACACGATTAAGTCTAGATTGCTGCTCCCTTATCCCTTGGGTATCCAGTCCAGAATAATTCTTTGCATCATTAATTGTGGTTGATCTAACATTATTGAATGATGTTATGCCACCACCTTTAGAAACATCTGATCTTCCACCATAAACTACCTGACTAAACTTATTAATATCAGTGATTTTACCATATGGATTACTTTTATTATATGCACGCTGAAACTCTCTGTTGGCATTGAACCCACTGTATTCCCATTCAGAAGCTTTGCCAGGAACAGAGTTCATCACAGCGATTCCATTTTCCAAGCGAACTGTGGCTTGACCTGTATCCATGTCCGTCTCTACTCTGACTGGGACACCTTTCCACACAGTTTTTTCTGTTACAATAGCCATCAGACAGATTTTTAGTTATTTATCCTAAAACTTTGATATGGAATTGATCTAGCATCATTCAATTCAAGTGGGTAGATGACATGCAAGTTGCTTTGTATCTCATCCCAAGTGTAATTCCTGAAAGGATCTTGACCTCTTGCTGCCCAGTGGTAGTTGATACCTCTGAAACCCCACTGAAAGATACCAATGCAAGCAACCAAGGGGAATTGGTCATATTCAATTCTAGGTGTCTTAGGTGTGTAGATAAAGGTATAGTATCTACCTACATCAGGAACAACTTCTACCTCTGTGAGAACACCTATCAAAGCAAGCATTCTATCATCAGCAGAGGGTTCATTGATAATATCATCAACCAGTGGATCTAATCTATTTGTGTCGCTTTTTAGATACTCTTCTTGTTCCATACTGCTTGATGCCTAGTTCGTTTTCTGTAAGAATGAGAAACTCCACTCCATTATCAAGAGCAAACTCCCTAGCAGCAGCCCACTTGGCTTTATTTATTTCATAGGTCAGACATTCATTGATATATGTTTTGGTTACTCTGCTCTTCTTAATGGGTGGTTTTGTCTGCCTTGCTGGTTTAATTTCTACAAGATATTTCTTACCATCTTTCTTCTGGATTAGTGCATCAGGATAGTATCTGTGAACTCTGCCATCCTTTGGAGACACATAAGGGATAGAGAACTCCTCACTTGCCCACTTCACAATGTCAGGAGTGTGGTCACACCAATGGCAAAAATGTCTTTCCCAAGAACTTCTGCAAATAATGTTGTTGGGATCACCCATATACTTCTGAGGGTATGATGGTTTATAAATTGACTTTATGCTTTCTCCCATACATAGTAATAGTAATCACGCCTATTTATAGATGGCAGGACCAAAACCAAATAGCATACAGACTAGTCAGTTAAAGACCAGGATTATGGGTCTTGCACAGACTTCTGTTTATCAGGTGAAGGTGCAACCTCCCACTGATGTGGATAGATCAATGGGTGGCATATATGCGAAGTATGGTAGAGATATTGATCTGCTCTGTACTAGCACTACTCTTCCTGGTAGTTCACTAGCAACCCATGATGTCACAGCAGACTACCAAGGTGTGTCTGAGAAGATGGTTTATAGAAGAATCTATGATAACAATATTGATATGACCTTCTATGTTGACAAGAGATATAAAGTCATTGACTTCTTTGATGGTTGGATGAACTTCATCACTGGGATGAATAGAAACTATGAGGGATATAGGGATTCAAGAAATGGATTTAGGATGAACTACCCTAGGAGTTATAAGTCACCAATCTTCCTAACTAAATTTGAGAAGAACATTACAGATGAAGCAGTCTACTATGAGTTTGTAGATGCATTCCCTATTGCACTTAATGCTACACCAGTATCCTATGATACTAGTGACATTTTGAAAGTTAATGTGTCTTTCTCATATGTGAGGTACACAAAGAATATACTTTCAAGTAGCAGTCCTAGTAGAATCAGACAAGCCCAATCAGACTTTGAGCAACTACTAGACCAAGCAACTACCAGTACAGTTGAGGGTGTTAGACAACCTATTAATCTGGGTCTTTCAGGGGCAGGGACTACTAGGGAATCAAATCAGATAATTAACAACCTTCCAATTGCTTAATAAATACTCACACTGAAATAATCATTAGATTGTTATGCCCTTACCACAAATTGCCACTCCAACATATGAGTTGGAATTGCCTTCCACAAAAAAGACAGTTAAATATAGACCATTCCTTGTAAGAGAAGAGAAGTTATTGGTTCTTGCGTTGGAGAGTGAGGATACAAAACAGATTACCAATGCCATTACAACTGTAATCAAGAGTTGCATCATCACCAGAGGTGTGAAGGTGGAGACTCTTCCTACATTTGATATTGAGTTTCTGTTCCTTAATATCAGGGGTAAGTCTGTGGGTGAAGAGGTTGAACTGAATATTATTGCACCTGATGATGGTGAGACAGAGATCCCAGTCAAGATTAATCTTGATGATATCAAAGTCATCACAAATGAAGAACATTCTAAGCAGATTAGACTTGATGATTCATTGATGATGGAGATGAAGTATCCTTCATTGGATCAGTTCATCAAGAACAACTTTGACTTTACAGAAGACAGCAACATTGATCAGTCATTTGAACTGATTGGTACTTGTATTGATAAGATCTATACAGAAGAAGAAGTATGGGCAACTGCTGACTGCACCAAGGAAGAAATCTCAGAGTTCCTTGGACAGATGAATTCAAAGCAGTTCAAAGAGATTGAGAAGTTCTTTAACACAATGCCTAAACTCTCACATACAATGAAGGTTACTAATCCAGTGACCAAAAAGAAAAGTGAGGTAGTATTGGAGGGACTGTCAAGTTTTTTCGCATAGGCATGATCCATATGGATCTTGAGGGATATTATAAACTCAATTTTGCCCTGATTCAGTACCATAAATATTCATTAACAGAGATTGAAAGTCTCATCCCTTGGGAGAGAGATGTTTATGTGAGTCTTCTACAGCAACACTTAGAAGAAGAAGAACAAAAAGCAAAGACACATGGCTGACATTCCAGAGGGTTTAGATGATCTACTGAAAAGTATCAGAGGAGAAACTTCCTCTGCTAAATCTTCTGCGCTTGCTATTGTTGCTAAGGCAAAAGAAAAACAAGAAGATGACTTGGTTGATGAGAATATTGACCCTAGAATATTAAGAATGCTGGGGTTGGAGGATGTAGTTGATGTTGATTATGATACATACAAGACTCTCCTGAAGGAGAAGATGATGGCTGCCAGGATGTCTGGTAGTGAGATCCCCA